AACAATAATATTATTGTACATAAACCAAAAAAACTATACAACAAACTACAAAATATTATTACAAATTTTTATAATATAACTGAAAATGATTATGGAGTGGGGTTAATACATATACTATACTCAGATTTATTAGGAGAAACCACATATACATCAAAATTATTTTTAAAATATATAAAAAAATCATTTATAAAACAAATTTGTGTCGATATAAAAATAAAATGGATATCTGTATTTATAATTTTATTAATTAATATAGGTTCATTAATTTATATAGTTTTAAAGGGTATATCAAGAGATAACAAATGGCAATATATATATTTAAATGCGTGTATTTCTAATTGGTTATATGATATATTTTTTATAAAAATAACAGAAATTTTTTGGTTAGATTACATTGTAATAAATCTAATACGTGATAAAGTATTAATGATCAGTGAATTGTTATATTGTTTACCTTTCATATTATATGAAAACAACAATGTTTTTTGCTTAAGTCAGAATTATTTAAATCTAATAAACAAAGATATCAATTATTCTAATATTTTAATGAATATAAAACCAAATTTATTTGAAAGCAAAATTATTAAACATTTTTTTAACAAATTACAAAATATAAATAATTATAAAAATAATGAAAACAACGAAAATAATGATCAAAATGTTATTAATAAGTTTCAAACAATATTAATATCTATATGTTATTATATTCCATTTGAATTCCAACGTATTTTATCTGCATTTGTATCATCTATAGCGGTTGTGGTATTTATTATTGCATGGTATAAAATAAAACTTATAACAATTATCTTTATAATGATAACACTTTTATATTTTATTACATATTTGGGTTATTACAAAAATGTTAAATATAAAAAAAATAATAAAAATGTTACATTTGACGCATTACAAAATAACTTATTATCACGGAATATTTTGATAATTAAACCAAATACAAATACAAATACAAATACAAATACAAATACAAATACAAATACAAATACAAATACAAATACAAATACAAATACAAATACAAATACAAATACAAATACAAATACAAATACAAATATCAAAAATGATGATTGTTCTGATATAAATTATTTACATAATGATAGTTTTACACTTTCAAACATGACAAACAAATTTACTTCAAATAATGATAAAATGTATGAATCAGATGAATCAGATGAATCAAACGAATCAGATGAATCAAACGAATCAGATGAATCAGATGAATCAGATGAATCAAACGAATCAGACGAATCAGACGAATCAGATGAATCAGATATACTTATATACATTAATAAATAATGATAATAAATGATGTTCTACCACTGTAGATAATATTGTTTAGCCGTGGTATGTGAGACCTAAAGTCAAACAAAGCATATTATTTTTTTCTACACGTTATGGATTTAGTCCTTCACCAATTTATTTGGATAAAGTTTGACCATCGTAAATTAAAACGAATGTCTATACTTTAGATAAATATGTTACTAAAACTACTACAAAAAAGAAGGAAGAAATAATAATGCCAAAACAAAAATATTAATTTAAACGACCCTGAATTAAAAAATAAGGGTTTAAAAAAGAAAAATATCACTAATATTTATGGAGACCAAAACACAAAAAAGGGAAACGATAAAAAATAAAACAAGGAAATGTAAAAAAAGAGGGTTAAAAGGAAGACAATTTAATATAAAAAAATATAGTAAGACTAATAAAAATGTCTCCCTTAAAAAAGTTAATTGTAGTCCTAAACCAAAAGGAGAGATTAACGATTTTTCATGTTATACCAATACGTCTCTTTATAAATTAAGAGATTTATGGAATGATAGACATCCTGATGTTAAAATTACCTCCAATTCTCCAAAAGAAATTCATCGTTTTATAAGTGAAAAATTAAGTGGTATTTGTAATAAAGAATCTTGTTGGTTAAAACAAAAATCTGAATTTGGTCCTTTACAAAGCGATATGGCAGATTCATTTGCTCCAGAATCTCCTCCCGAATGGAAGAAAAATCCGAATGAATGGTTATCGAGCATTGATATTATAAATGTAATGAAACAATATGAGAAGGCTTATAAATGTTTTGATTTTATAGGTCCAACGCCTATTGATTTTGATACAAGAAAGTTATACGGAGAATGTGTATGGGATGAACTTTGTAACTTTAGTCTTGAAGACCAAATTAAAACTGGTAAGACAAAAATTGGAATAATATTTAATACTGACCCTCATAATAAACCAGGGCAGCACTGGATTTCAATGTTTATTAATATAAAGAAAAAGAAAATATTTTTCTTTGACAGTACTGGTGATAAACCTGTTGTTCAAATAATGGCATTAGTGAATCGTATTAAAGAACAAGGTTTAAACTTAAAGAAAAAAATTAATTTTAAATTCGATAGTAATGAAGGTATTGAACACCAATATGGAAATACAGAATGCGGTATGTATTCACTCTTTTTTATTGTTCATATGCTTGAAGACAAATTGACAGAACATTACTTAAAAACACATATATTAAAGGATGAATATATGAATAAATTTAGACACATTTATTTTAATGAATCACTATAAAACGTAAAAATATATAAAGATTAATTATTATTATATATTTATGGATATAAATAACTTTTTGTATACGGAAAATCTTAATACGCTTTGGGATGTAATAAGCGACGAAGAGATTTTTAAGTTTCTTACAAGGGATGAACAGAGTAAAGTAACACAATTATTTACAAATAATGTTAAAGGTTTTTTTGAAACAGAAAGGGTAAAAACAACTAATTTGATTGACATAAATAAAAAATATATTATGCTGATTTTAAATTACATAAAGAGAACTTATCCGCACCAAATACCTCCTAGAATAAAAATATTAGATGAAACCCCAGTTAAGGAGATTGTAACAGCAGAAGAACTACATAATGAACGCAAAACTACATTTGACAGAGATCTAGTTAAACGTCAAGAAGAATTTGAACAGTTTATGAGCGTAAAGGCGCCACCTGTTCCGGAGTTTACTGATAAGCTAGATGAAACCCCGATTGGCGATATGGATAAAATAATTAAAGAAATGACATCTAAAAGGAATTATGATGTTGAACAAATAACTAAAAATATTGTTGTTGATGATAGTTGGTTAAAACCGCAAGAAACTTCAATTAAGAGTGAAAAAAAAAATATTGAACCTCAAACAACAAATGAAAGTAGAATCAAATATTTAAATACGGATAGTCAAGAACAGTTTACTACAAAAAAAACGGTCACGTGGGGAAATAATACAGAAACATCTGATTCAGAATTAGAAGAAAATATATTCAAAAAACTTAAAAAGGTAAAACCGCAACCTGAAATAGAAGTTGATAATAATATATCTTTATCTTTTGAAGAAATAACTGATACTGTCAGTAATGAAGATAAAATAAAAGAGTTACAATTAGAAGTAAAAACATTACATTCAAAATTGGACATGATAATTAATTTATTACAAAAAAATAACTAAAAAATAACTAAAAAATAACTAAAAAATAAGGTAATTATGTCAATGATACAAACGATGAATACTCGTGATCCATATGATTGAGACAAATTAAGAAAAGAGTAAAATCTTCAATTGTGTAATGGTAAAAATATATCAAATTCAGGTTCAGATAATAAAGAAACCATATATTTTTTTACGTAATTATAATTCATTATTTTATTATATAAGTCAACCCCTCCTTCAGCAATTTTTTCACCAATTTTATCATTTTTACCTAATAATGTTAAACAATTATATATGTCCTTTTTCAAATGGGAGCTATTTACATCTATTATATAGATGTTTTTCATATGTTTTAGACTATCATAAAACCATGAAACGTAATTAGATAACATTAAAATTATACAAGAATTATAACTAAGTTCAAAACATAACCGCCACGGATTTGCGTGTCCATCTATGTCCAATATATATTTACAGTTAGATTGTTGATACATTGGAATACTTTCTGAAAAATTATTAATACCATAATTTAAAATAGTGTTTTCATTCCCATAATTATGTTTGTTATCAATATGATTATCTTGAATATTAGATTTTAGTAGACCAACATTTATATTTATATCTATATTTTTTTGATTTTTAATATCATTTAATATTTTTATAACCTTTATTCTCTCATTTCTATCTTTATCAAAGTGATAGCATGTTTTATTATTGCCTCTAAACATAAGAGTTTGAGTTTTTGTTGACCAGTCTGTGTTTATTTTATCTAATGAATCTAAAAAATTATTGGTACAAAATACTCCAAACTTTTTACGTGTAATTACCTCCCATGTGTCTGGATAAACAATACATTTATCATAATGATCTTTTGTTGTACAACCTGATAATACAGGTATATATTTATTTCTCTCTATTTGGTTGTTCTTACATACATCTTGATGAAGAATATATTGTTTACATTTTTTTTTAAATAGAACAGGATGTGTATTTAAATTCAAAAAAAAACATGTTGTAATATCTGTTCCTTTTAAGCATTTTTTAAGCAAATCAAAATAAATAGATTTATCTGTTTCCGCCTCCCACCATTTATCATATGCTTTAAACTTAAAATAATTTGTGCCTATTTTTTTCATATTAACAATAGGCTTACCAAGCGTTTTTGTAGTTTTATTTCGGCGTGTTTTGTTATTTTTAAGAATCTGTCTTTTTGTTATAACTTGAGTTCCGGGTTTTATTTCACTAGTATTCGCAAATATTTGATAAGTATGTAATTTTCCATTTAAAATAAATACAAATACACCATAGCCAACATTTTTAAACATATAATCACACGTATTTCTAAATTTTTCACGTAATTCAGGTTTTATTATAGGTATAAATGGTTGTATAATAAATTTATCAAATTTATAATAATTATGAATATATTTAATGTTTTTAAGTTTGAAACAATTATTTTTTTCATCTAGTATAGGAATTCTCTCTTTTGGTAAATGAATTGGTTTTATATAACTCATATAATACATTTATATTTTAAATAATTAAATTTTTTAAATATAATTATTTAAAAATTGTATTGTTTTTACACCTTTGCACATTTAAAACGCCGATTTTTATATAGTCCAAACCATATAAAAATCATTTATAATTCTTTTTTATTTTTCTTGTTTTATTCTTTGGAACATATTTTTCTGGTCTTTCATAAGCACCCTTAAATATATTTTCATATTTTTCTTTCGGTATTTCACTTATTACTTTTTGGATATTTTCTTTTAGATTTTCATACTTTAACCCATCTAATTTTTGTAATCTTGATTTCAACATACTAAAATAATTTTCTATGGAATTGGTAAAATGCTGATAAGGAACAGCATAAAGTAAATTATTGTGTTTATTTACTAATGCTTTTATTCTTTCGTTTCTATGTGCGGAAGCATTATCTAAAATAATTAATTTATTCCTTAATTTACTTGTAATATTTTGCTCTAAAAACTCAATTAATCTATCCGTATTTATTCCACCTTTTTCATACAAATCCCAATTTACAACACCATTTACAGAAATAGCAAATACACCAGTATATTTTTTGAATACTTCTTGTGATTGTGTTTTTATTACACAACGCTTACCTTTATTACTATAACAACGATTTCGTTTTTGTAATGATTTTATGCTTGTTTCATCAATACAAATAATATCTTCTATTTTGTATTTTTTCACTTCATCATAAAACTCTTTTATTTTTGAATTAATATTTATATCTTTACCAAATCTCTTTACTGGTTCGTGTCTAATTCTCGTAAGTTTCAAAGTAAAATTATTATCATTAATTACTCTAAAAATCTGCGTTGTAGATAAATTAGCATCTTTGTATTTGTCTTTGAGTTTTTGGTTTAACTCGTGTAATGTGATTGTTTTATTTTTATTAATTTCATCAACTAAAAGCTTAACATATTCTTTTTTAACTTTGTAAGCAATAGGTTTTCTATAATGTTTATTTACATTGCCTTCTTTTTTGTATTGACTAACCCAACGCATTAAACTTCTTGGAGTGCATTTGAATATTTTACAAACTTCTTCTTGGGTTTTATCTTCAACTAAATAATATTGAACCGCAGTTAATTTATAATCATTACTTTTATGGGTAGGCATATATATTATTGAATTATTTTTCTATAAAATTGATTAAATAAAAAATTGAAATGAAATACTTAAACATATAAGTATTATAATATTACAAGATGACAGACAAAAAAGTTATACTCGTTATTGAACCTGAATTATCTATGGAAGATATTAACGCAAGAATAAAACACGAAGTTTGTTATGAAACTTTGGAAGAATTAACTGACGCAAAATTAATGTGTGAATATAAAGATTGTAATTCTGTTAAAAATGAAATAAAAAAACTAAGTGATGTATTGGGAAAATATATTGATGAAGAAACAAAACAAAAAATAATACAAGAATATTTATTACAACTAATACCAGCAGGAACAAAAGGAGTTATAAGAGGAAATAAGTTTAATAATATAGTAAAGCAATTTATCACAAAATTATCATTAGATACAGACCGATTTGAAATTTGTTTTGAAAAAAAATGTGAAGGTCATTTTACTACTGAAATACCAGATTGGTATATTCTGGAAAAATCAACTAATAAAATTATTATTGGTATGAACCAATTAGATTTATGGGGCGGAGGACAGCAACTTAACAGAGGTTCAAAATACATAGAAAATAATAAACATAATAACGAAAATAGTAAGTTATTATGTGTTGTTTGTAATGAAATACAATTTAAAAGCAAAAAAAATAAAGCATACAAATTATTTGAAATTGGTTTTGAAAATAATACATTATGTTATTTGAATAATTTACAAAATATTATTACTTCATACTTTAATTAACATTCTAATAACGGATTGAATTTAAATATTAATTCCTGTTTTGATATGGATTTAGGACCGACTGTATTGTTAAAATCATATGTAATTGTAGATAATTTATTTATATTATCAGTTATAGATTTTCCATTAGTAAATTTTATAAAATAATGTGATTGGATACTTTTTTCATCAATTTTTCTATCTATTGTTCCTGCATTAACACCAACACGACGAAATGAAATATCTGGATTTTCTGTTTTTTCAACAAACATAAAATTAACTGGTTCTAATTTTTCATTTACAACTCTATTAGTTGTTTTTTTTTCCCAAATTTGAAATATACAAGGAACATTATGTTCTACACCATCTACTAAAAATGATTTATCAGGTAAATCTATTTCAAATATAAGATGAAAATTTAATGGAAATGTTTTTTTTAAGCTATCTTTTTTGAAACTTTTAGGTAATATAAATGAAACACTATCACAAAATTCACAAGATTTTTTTATAAATTTAATTGCTAATGAAGATTGACGACCAAATGGAGGATTACCTATTATATGTATTTTACTAAAAGTTTCCTTAATAATGCTATAGTCATATAGTAAATAATCCTGTTTTATTATTTCGTCATTATCAGGTTCCAAATCATAGAATTTAAAATTACTTATTATTGATTTAATACCTGTAATAAAAGAACCATTCCCAGCACTCGGTTCTATAATCAAATCATCAGATTTTATTTGTATATATTTTTTAACGAGATTTAAACATAACTCAACAACAATATCCTTTGTGTAATATTTATCAATAGTATTACGATTTAATCCCTTTGTTTGTTTAGTTTCCATATTAGGTATAGTTTGTTGTTCGGTTAAATTAACAATATTTAAATCAATTTTTTCTTTATTTACAATTGTATTTTCAGGAATTATAGCGTTAAGCTTATCTTCAATTGCCTTATCAATTAAAACCTTAATTTTATCAGCATTATTCTCGCACATATTTTTTCGTTTTTGGTGTTGTGTATAATGTGATTTTTGGGTGAAAGTTTTATAACATTTGTCGCAACTATAATTAACCATTTTAGTTATATACTATATTAATATTTTATTTTTATATAGTTTAACTAAAAATTAACTAAAATAGTTATTCCTTAATTATTCCACTTAAAAATACAAATTTACATTTTAGACAAAATCGGCGTTTGAAATGTAAAAAGGTGTAAAGAGTTTCAATCTTTTTCAATAAAAACTTGCTTAGAAATATTTTTAATTATTTTTTCCTCTTTTTCAAAATCGTTGTCACCGGGACCACCCATAGATTCAACAATAATCTTATTGTATTGATCTGAAACCTTGGAATGATATTTGTTATAATCTGGA